TACTCCTTTCTTCATCAGCATTTCACGTACGTTCTGCTCGTTTGCAGCAGGAAATTCAAACCAAAGTTCACCGTTACGAATTACTTCTATCATTTAGCGTAGAATTATTACTACAAATATACAATTATTCTGGTATCAAATCGCGCAATCTCTTTGGAACAATTGCAGTCGGAACGCCCGAAAGCTGATGGTTACAATTCCACCCGCCCCGATTAATCCGGAAGTTAGCCGTGTTCGTGCCGTCTTTCATCCCCTCAGGTAGTCCTGTCTTATCATACAATGGTACGGTTACATCGCAAATATGCCCCTCCAATAATGCGGGTATCTGGCTGACGTGGATGTACTCAAGGCAGCCGCCCTTGCCCGATACATCGATCAGTTCACGACAGAAGTCGCGTGAGGTTTCTTTCAGCGATCCCGAATACTTGAACCAAACGAATCCCAGGTCATCGGTCAGCAGGCTGTTGTACGTAGCGGAATACGTATTGAGCGAATCGGTAGCGATCAGGCTTGCATACTTGGTTAGCGTACCCTTGCCACCATCCTCAGCAAGCAGGAACTTTCGAGCCTGCTCGGTGAACTCCTTACGTGTGCCGCCCGTTGTGATCGCCTGGTTTAGCATCGCACGGATCGGAGCGGAGATATTCACGCCCATCGCCTCTCGCCCTAACTGATCGGTGACCGATTCAATGGCTAACTTCTGCACTTCCTTGACGATCGCAGGAGCGGTGAACTTACCCGCTACCGAAGTGAAGTACTGAGCCTGAATAGTGCTGACCTTATCGTAGGTATCGACAAGGTTAGCAAGTTCTTTCTTGTACTGACTATCGAAGATCGTATTAGTTAGTTCCTCTTTGATCTTACCGATCAGCCTGATGTTCTTCATCGATGGTTTGATGCGACCGCCTTTGTCCGTTTCCAGATCAGCCGATAGTTCAAGGATACGTGCATACATATCCTGCTCCACTTTAGGCAGCCGACCATTGAACCGATCTAATGCTTCGGCTATGGTATCCTCAAGGTCGGCTATAAGTTTCTCAGGCGTTGGCATTCAGTCCGATCTGCTCGGTTGCGTATCCGTTTAGTATTGCCATTTTATCGGTGTATCCTAACTGACCAAAGTCAGGGTTTTCTTCTAAGGCTCTGCGCACGAAGTGAGTGATATTGTTATGTACCACAAACGCCTCCTGCGTAATCGCATCGAAAGTCTTAGCACTCGCTAACTCATCGACCGTACTACCTGAGAATGGATCAAGCTGCAACTGAAGTATAGTCGATTGCTTCGATCCCTCATCGTTGAATTTCTTATTGATCAATTCGATCTGAGCCGCATTGATGATAGCCGGAGCAGCCTGAGCCGTAGTAAGCTGCTGCAATTCGTTTATCAGCGTACTGCCGTTGACCATATCAAACTGATCAGGAACGGGAATGTATGGTACAAGCGCACGGATGTCATCGGTCATACCCGAATATCTCCAAGCGCAGCAGTCAAACGAAACACCATCTATAATACGTACAACATCTTCTGCAATGGAATGCACGAAGCTATTCAACTCCTCACGATCGACCTGCTTTGCCGTGCCTGACTGACTCAGCGGTACTTCAGCCAAGAACTCCATGTTGATCGCGCTCAGTGCCGCATAGATATGCTGCTGAATACGCTCCTGCTGCAATCGTGCAATCTCGGTATCCTTCTGCACGTAACCCATCGGAGGTGTCGGTATCGAAGGCTCGCCAGGTCGTGGAGGTGCAAGTACTAAATGCTCGAACGGATTAAGCGGTGCAAGACCGATACCTGAGCAGCCCGGACATTGTACCGGTGCAGAGTTCTCTCTTGGAATAGAACCTATCCCCCTGCAGGTTTTACACTGCTGCGGTTGCATCGACCACATTGTACTGTGAATGTGCATCACGATCTCTGCCTGAAGGTCAGAGTACTCACGTAAGGCTTCGTTCAGCATCGGTACGACTGAACTTATACGCGACTCATTGAGCATCGTGTAGGCGTTCATTTCCACGTTCTGACCGTACATCCACCGGATCGGAATATATCCAAGCGGATTCTCAATGTTCATCACCTCCACGATTCGACCCATCTGACTCATCTCGTGAAACACCTGAATTACATCGGGCTGAATAACCCAGAACCTGCGACCATCAGTATAGTACTGACCGTCTGATTCGTAGTGAATCTTCTCCTCATCTTCCAAGACAAAGTACTTGCCCTCCTTGTAATCGATCACCTCATCAGAATCGAATATACGCGGGTAGGGTTTGAGGTATTCATTATCGGCTACCTCCATTGATAGCGGGAAGGTAAACACCAACGCATTAGCATCGCATAGGTATTTCTTGAAGGCAATCGAAAACATCCAGTTCGTGATGGAATGATGCTTCGGAAATTTATCCATCAGATACCGCTCAGGAGTTTCATCTTCAGCAATGCGAGCGGGGACTACATCGTTCTTAAACGATAGCATCCAATCCGATGACTTGCGGATCTTCATCAGGCTATTATACACCTTGCTGAATACGGGCTTGGTAATCGGTTCAAATATCTTCTTACGATATTCGTGAATCTCTCGTGATTCAGCCGGTCGGCGTTGTTCGATCAGATCACCGGGATAATCACCATCGGCGTGAATCTCTAACGCCTCAGCCATCTCGACCGATTCATCGTAGTATGGGTGACGCACCTTCTGAGCAAGGTACGGTTCAATAAAATTTGGAGGAACTGCTGGCATCTTTGGTTATATTACTTGACGTTCAGATAGGTATTGTTTTTTGTGTCCTATCCGCATCGTTGGGACACCAGTCTTATATGCAACATTCGCCGCTATTTCTGCGTAGATTTTCTCTTGTGTTTTGGGTATCTCTTTGCCACCTAAGCTGAAGGCAAAGAACTCACGCTTGATATCCATTGCTGACTTGAACTTACGCTGTGCCGGTAGCCAATAGGTCGGAGCGTATGGTATCTTGTGAGGTGCGATTCCGTTCTTATCCATTGCAAGGTTAAAGAATGGCTCATCAGGTCGGTCACCTGCAAACTTTCGCATCGGTAGCTTATCGTCCTTGTAGAACTTCATCGCATCGGTGAACATCTTCTCGACTAATTCAGACCGCTCGAAGTAGATAAACTCACTTGATAAGTCGATCCAACTCTTTATATCGTAGGTCGCTTTAAGAATATCCTTATCTACCCATTCCGATATGCCCTTGTCAGGATCGTTGTAGCCTCTGTTAGCCATTGTGAAGGGTATCCCTCGCATCGTTTCAGACCATTCAGCCACGTTATACATCGGGCTGATAATCGTATCGGCATCCATAAACAAAGTACGCTCATACGGGCTAAGATCGTACAACTTGAACTTGAGCATTAGCGGTAGCTTGTTTCCTTTGAAGCTGTACCACGAATCCTTGACCATAATCACCTTATCATACATAGCAAGCCGAGCCGCACCTAACTGACTGATCCCTTCCTGATCGGCAATGAGCGTAACGGGAATGCCCATATCATTAGCCTTAGCCGATAGGGTTAGATTCCAAGCATACCGCCCGTACAGATTATGCCCGCAGGCGATTGTAACTATTCCAAAATCTTTCATATGCAGTTGCGGTTAAATATTACCGATTGTTTCTTTTGTAATTCTATCTGTGACTGAGCAAGATTCAACTTGCCACGATCTGACCAATCAGGCGAGTAGTCTTGGATAGGATAAAAATACTCAACTCCATCGAATGTTAACGTATCGCACAATAGTTGTGCATTGATCGCATCGTGGGTAGGCTCATCGCAGTAATCGAACAGGCAGGAGTAAACTTTCTCGCTCTGGGCAAATGGCCTACGCTTGACCCCGTCTGAGCCTTGTGAATCTTCACCCTCGTTGCGGTAGGTAGGATTGAACCTAAGCGTGCGGAGTCGATGTCTGATGCTAAAGTTTGCGCTGAAGTCAAATCCAAACGCCTCCCCATCGCAGGTCGCATCGACCAGAACGGTGCAATCGTGAGTGCCGGTAGTGTAGTTAATAACCGTATCGGATATAACCGATTCACCCGTACAGCAATCGTTGAACTTGATACGATAGCACCCATCGACCAGAGCGAAATCATTCGGCTCACCACCCACCTCGCCCGGTATTGACTGAGGGTTGAACACCATCTCGATCTTATCGTTCACGTAGTCTGGAACGTATCCGGTCGCAACAGGTGTGAGCGTATTGGCATCGACTACATCGATCGTATGGCAGTTGGCGTACACATAGCCCTCAACGATGCTGATCGTACCATCGAAGTCTTGAGTAGTCCAGAATTGCAAATTATTAGATCCTACATCATCGGTTATAATCTCGTTGAACGTACCGTTACTGTTTCGGGTTACCCCAGCCTGAGTACCTAACATTGGGTAAATTGATCCTGCCGTTTGACCTGAAATGGTATAGGTTAGTGTCATCGCGTCACCGATAGAGAGAGTTGATAGTAGGCAGACATCTAATGTAGGATAAGGAAAAGTTTGAGGATTTATTACATCCCAATTGGGTAATGAAGTAAAACTTCCAGTTGTACCTGTAACTGAATAAGACCATGATGGGTTACTTGTCGCATTATTATTTATGCCTGCCGATGAATCGGCATACATTTGCCAACACGGAGCTACTGCTTGTAAGCTGATGTTTTTCATTCTCACAAAATCCCCATCAGTACCGGTTAGTCCAATTTGTATTTGATTGTGCGAATCAATTATTTGAACATATAACTCAGTAACCCCATTAAAGGGATATCCATTATATAATCTATAAT